ATTTTAAATTATATAATTCCTATAGTAATAATAGGAATTAAAATCAAATTTATATTATTAATTTATATTTCAAAAAAAAAGTTATATAGACTTGTTGACGGAAGTCGCCAGCTTGGCATTAGCATCTATCTGGTGACCAAAAACTTTCGCTTGAGCTTGAATACTTGCAGAATCATTATCTCCTTGCTTCTTCATTGCTTCTATCATGTACTGACCCTGCAACTGTACTTGCAATCTTTCCATTTCTAACTGATGCTGAAGTTGCAAAGTCTGTTGTTTAGCTTGTTCTGTGGCTTGGGCTACCTGCATGTTTCCCATGTTTTGCTGTTGCACGAGCTCCATTTGCCTTTGATGCGCTAATTCCTGGCCTTTCTTTACTTTGTAATCAAGCAGAATCATCGCCTGTTTCATGTTTTGGCAGGATTCTATTTGTATTCTGTCTGCTATGCTTAGTATCCCTTGTGAATCTTTAAGGTTTATCTGCTGGTATAGTTCTTGTTTTTGTTCGGCGGTCATTACATCTTGCCAGTAAATACCAAACTCATGCAATGATACATCAGGATTGATACTTAAAAACTGAAGGCTATCTCTACCCAATGCTTTCACATATCCTTCTATGCGTTTCCCTTCTTTATTAGCTATTTTGACTGATATTTGAAGTTTTAGAATCAAAGCATCCGCTAATCTTACCTGTAATGCTTTATCAGCATTGCTCACCAAAAAAATAGCATTATTTGTTGATTCGTTTGCAAGTTGTAATCCTGTAGTCAACATTTTAGGATCGGGTGAATTTGCTGTTGCCTGATTAAGGCCAGATATTTCGTACATCATTTGTACGCAATTAAGAAGGTCTTGATACAGTTGAGGGAAAGCCGCAAGTTGGCCTGTTGCCTCTATCCATCCCGGTTTGTAATTAGGGTTGTTTGAAATACCACCGGAACTACGATAAGCTAAAACGCCATCAGTAAACATAAAATCAATTAATTCTTTTGCCGTCATCCCTAAACCGCTTTTACCTAAAGCAGCGCTATCCATAGCATCTAAATCAAGATAGATAAGGTAAGGCAAAAGTTTCTTTTTTAAGTCCTGTAGTTTTAACCATGTTTGTTGATAAGCATCTGCAATTGGTATTAATCTTTTGGTCAAGCCAACATATTTCATTTCATAGAAATTCCATGCCTGTAAATGATAACTTAGTTTAGTATCTCTCCAATTTGAATTTTTCCTGCCCATATTTTGGGCAAGACCATAATCATACATGTAATCGCTGTTAACTATCCACTTAGTTTTATAGATAACTTTTCTGGTAAGATCTTTATACTTTGGAGTAGCTTCTCCTTTGTCTTCTTCTGGCACTGATGGCAGTTGTTCTACACTACCATCGGGTAAAACATAAGTGTTGCTTTTTTGCAGGAACTGTATGTTTTTATAATCTGATTTTAAAAATCTGTTATTGCCTCTTTTGTCTATCTCGTTTTTATATACAGTAGTGTTCCATGAAAAAAATTCAAAGTCTAATACTTGTACCCTAAATAGTTTCCAGTTGGTTCCGGGAGACATATAAGGATAGTAATCTCTCGGGTTACCCCACTGATTTCTTGTTTTTTTACATATCTCATCTATCTGTAATGGAGTAAAATATTTTGCGATATCAGCAAGCATTACCAATTGTAATTCTCCAATGTGTTGAGCATCTGAAAAGTCTGATTTTAAACAAAAAGAAGTAACTAAATTTTTAGCAATGACTTCCCTAAATCTTACTTCACCATTTTCATCAATCCATTCTTTATATCCACCCAGACCTGCATCTACAAGCTCTTCGATTGTTCTTAATCTTAGAGCATCCATGTTATTTCTTTCCTGAATTAATTTTAACCCTAATTCGGCCTCCATTGCCAAAATATGCTTATACCCAAAATCCATTTGCATCTGAAGCGCATCCATGTCTTCAGGTTCGCCGGGATTAGCTGCAAGTATGGGTGAATTTGCCAAAGGAGAACCTGCCTGTTGAAGCATTTGACGCATCATTATTTTAATTTTCATTTCATTAAAATACTTATCTTCTTCACTTTTTGCTAAGGGGTCAACGGCTTGCGCTTCTAAGGTGATTTGTCTTTGAAATAATTTTGAAATCATTATTTCCCTGAACTTAGGAAGTATAGCTAAAGGAGTAAAATCTTTATTTAAATTAGTAGTATCTGTAATGTCTGTTTTTAAAGGGGTTTCTTTGTACTTATCAATAGATTGTTCTGCACGGGCATAATCTTTAATAACATTATAGTCTCTTACACCACGCCAATAAAACCCAAGTGGCGTATTACCATTCGCATCAGACCAAGCAGCCTTTATGTACTGCAATATAAATTCATATCCTTTATTTTTAGGATCTATCTGATGTGATGGATAGCCAACTATTCCTTCTGACATATAATATTTTTTATATAGTTAAGAAGCTCTTTGATTCCTTTTGTTACCAAAATAGGTTGTAATATCTACAAGTTGACCAACCTTTCTTTTTTTCTTTGCCTTTGCTTGAATTAATGTTAACCCAGCAGCCATAGGCTCGTCAAATTTCGTATGATCTTCTACCTTAAACCCTAACCATCCAGTATCTTTTCTAAGTAAACTTTTAAACATTACTCTTCGAATAAATTGATTTATATATGCTTCTGTTTCTTTACAAATGTTTTGAATTGTATCATCTCCTGTATGTATTCCGGGTTCAACTTCACCATAGATCCAAGTTAAAAATTTAGCACATCCTTCGTCAGTAAAATATTTCTTCCAATGGTTTACATTCCTTTCAAATAACCCTTCACAACCGCACCACCAACACATCATTAGAATATCTTCATTGGCTAAATCTGTGCTTTCTTCTCTAAAAGCATACTTCAAACAGAACATATCATCATAATCTTCATCTGGACTTAATTCATTCGCTATCTGATATGCAAAGGCAGCGCAATTTGATCTTCTTTTTTCTTTTGTTTTATCATATTTGAAAGGGTCACATCCTATTGAAATAGCATCATTATTATTTGGAACAAACGACAGCCCATTGAAAAATACCTTGTTAGGTTCTTTTGGCTCCCACCCAACTACTCTTTCAAATTTACCATTTGGATTTGAAACCCATTTAACTTTACTTGGTGCATACTCAATTCTCCCATCATGTAATTTTTTCTCTATTTTAATCCTTACCCCATTTTCCCATTCTAAATTACCTCTTTCAGTTAAATGATTGTTCCATGAAATTTCATCAAGCTGATTATTCAATAATTCAGGATTATATAAAGCTGTTTCACCGTCTGCTGAAAAAGCTTGTTTAAATGTCTGCGGATTTTTTCTTTTAAAAGAACTTAACCCACGCAAATCATTTTTATTCTCATAGTCCTTAATCTTATTGGCTAAAAATATCTTTGCCTTTACTTCATCTGGTCTCCCATATTTATCAAAAAACATTCCCCTATACGCTGGAAGAAAATAGGTATAAAGTCCAGAAGTAGTCATCCCATTGTCATCTCTTTCTAATGGATTACTATCTGCTGTTAATTCCTGAAATTCATAATTTTCTTCTTCCCCTTTATCCGGTTCTACCGTGGTTGTGTACCAATGCTTTCCTTTTAACTCACCATCTATTTCAGTACAATACCTTACTACATTTTGCCTTTCTTTTATAGAAACAGGACGCTTCGTTTTTCCTGCTTCATCACTTATATAAGTATGCAGTTCAGGGCCGTCATACGCTGATTCAGTAGAAGGTGCTGTATCAAAAAAACTTTCTAGTGGCTCTTCATTTTCATTATCATCCTCATCAATTTTACTTCCCCTACGAGCAGTTGCGAAAAGCCTTAATTCATTGGGCTCTTCTCCTTTCATTTTATCGTAACGTGGCCTAAAGAAATCTGGAAGTTTTTGCCACGGCTGGATGACAGCTTTAAAAAACATCTTTTCTACATCATCATCGCTTTTAGATTGAGCGCCAGCATGATGGTTTTTCATCCGTGAAAATCTCTCATACGCCCAACAGCCAACACGAGCCGTTTTACCATTTTTTCTTTTAGTTAATTCATTTAGACCTAAACACAAGGGATCTTCCATACAATAAGCTACTACATAAAATAAATCCCTGTCAGGCTCACGATAATCCATGAATTTACCCTGAAACTTCCAATATGTTATGTACACATAATGCAAGCCTGTTATATAGGTAAGTTCACTTTTTTTTAGTACAGGATTGTAATTCCAAAACCAAACACCGCGAAATCTTCTGCGCCATTCTCTTACTCTTATCTTTTCCAAATAAGGATCAACATAAGTTTTATCAAGTAGTTGAACTTCTTTTTCCTTCTTTCTTCTTTGGTTGTAATCCCATTCAAGCTTTGGCCTCTCCCAATATTGCTCCTCAGGTATATCGGATCGTTTAAGTATATCAGCTTCTTGTATTTTGCCATTAGCAGAGTTGAACCCATATCCATACGGAGGAACCCAACAGCGATAGGTAAACCCAAATGCGTTATCAGGTATCTCAAATAAAATCCCATTTTCTATTTCATTAAACATCTCCGTCTGTTATTGAACTTGCAGAAATTGGTCTATACTCTTGCTTTACTTTATCCCCTTCTATCTTCAATTCTACCTTTAAAGCATTTACTGATTGAATCATTTTGGTCAATCCTTCCCATAATCCTTTAGCTCTCTCGTATTCGTTCATTTTGCCTTTGTCTTCGGTAGAAATGTTATTCTTAATTTTAAATTCTTTTAAATATTCGTTTTGCTGTTTTAATATATTTACCAATACCAAATAGCCTTCTTTAGCAGGATCTTCTTCACCTATCCCCATTCTTTCTTTTAGCTCCTTTATTTCATTTTCAAGTTGAGTAATCCTATCCATAATTTATTCTTCATTTTCGTTATTAGCGTCTCTTATTTGCTCTTTTTAAGAGATCTGCTTGTTTTTCTTTCTTTAATTGAACTGCTTGGGGGACTGGGAACATTTCTTTTTTTGTTTCTTCAGTAGCCTTTCTTTTTACTGCTGATGTAGCTTCTACTTTTTGTTCTCTGGTTAGATCTTTCCATTGTTTTTTTACTACAGTGTAATCTTGTATCACGTTGTATCCTTCCTTATAAAGTTTTTCAATACCTGCTTTTATTTTAGCGTCTCTTTTTTCGGCATATTCTTCAAATTCCTTATCGGTAATTGGTTCTTCCTGACCATTGACATATTTTTTAATTTTTGACTTATCAAGTTCATCTGAATTAGTGTTTCTGTGAATAGTTGCTTGTAAATTTTCTTCACCAGCCTTTTCAGGATAATTTGCATATCCTATACCTAAAAGCGAAGGCAGTAATGTTGTAGCCATTGATAATGCCCCCTGCTGTTCCCAGCTATCAATAACATCCGGAACATACATCGGGTAAAGCTGTACGATTTCATACGGGTTGAAATCCTGACCTAATGTATTTTTACCATACCACCAGTTTAGCCCGTAGGAAGTATTAGGTGCAAGTTTATTTCTAAAAAAGGTACCTACATTTGTGCCTGCTTTATCTGTAGCTTTATTAGCCTCATATTTAGTAGCAGACGCTCTTTCAAATGCTGCTCGTGTTAATCTGGTATACAACTTTACATAAGTTCCTAAACCGCCAGTTATATCATAAACATTATTACCAGCCCTTACCTTTAAAAAATCCGCATCATCAGGGTCAAGACCTACTTTAGCACCTGCTGCTTTTGCTGCTAACCCCGTTAATACCATAACGCCAACAGTAGAAGCTATATCACCTAATGCTTGCTTCCTAACTTCTGATGGCATTCGTGTATAATAATATGGATTAAGTAAATTAAATCTTGAAGCCATCAATCTTGCACCATAAAAAGTACTTCCTAAAATCTGTTGTAATCCACCAGCTTGCTCTAACGATTTTATCATAGAGCCTCTACCAGTCATATTCATTGTCCATTTGGCTGCGTGTTCAAATGCTTTTGGATCAGTTTCTCTTGTAAGTCCCTGTCTTTCTAAATTGCCAACCATTTTTGTGTATAATTCCATTCTGGCAGTATTTAAAAAAGAATCTGCTGCCCTATTAGAAGCTTTAAATGGTTCACTTACCCACGGTATTTTATAAAAGAAACTTTTCTGAAAATCCTCGTTATGTTTTAATGGGTCAGGATTTTTTAAATCATTAAAATGAACCCCATCTTTTAAAGCATTTGTATATTCAGGATTACTCTCAATATCAAACATGATTCTATCAAAGTTCTTTTGACTAAACACACTTTTTAACTGCGAACTCATTGATTTACCAAAAACATCCCATTGCCTCGGATTTAAAGCTAAAGTAACACCTTGTCTAAATGATACCGATAAATCAATTGCTGTTTGTATAAGTCTCCTTAGTCCTAAAATCTGTTGTGCCTTATCCCACCTTTTTCGCCATTTAGACATTCTTTCATACTCATCTTTAGCCAGTTCAAGTCTTCTTTGTCTTTCCAGCTTAATGTACTTATCCTGTAATTCTTGTGTTTTCTTATCTAAGACTAACTTAGGTCGTTTAACTAGCTCTTTCGCGTAGTTTTTATTTTTTAAATCGATTTGTAATTGCTGTATCTTTTTTTGAATATTTGCTTGCCTTGTTTTGTTTTTATCGGAATCAGTTTTAGCGCCAGCTTCATCAGGCGCTTCTTCTGCATCTTTTTCTTTTTGCTGTTTTTTAATGTCTTTTAACTGCTGTTCAAGTTCTGCGATACGCCTTGTCTTCTCATTTTTTTGTGTGCTTGTTTTAGCATTTTCTTCACCTTTCCGTGCGGCTTCAATAGCATTTAATAATTTGGCCTCTTTTTGTAGAAGCCGTAAAGCAGCAGCTTTTTCGTTTCTTGTCCCCTCTTTTTCTTTAGGGTAATCACCGGCTAAAATATCTCTTATCTGATTTTTCGTTACATCAACATCTCCTTTTATCTCATCATGAATTTTAGTTATTATATCGTCTAACTTTGAAATACCTTCTTCCAAATAACTTCCTGCCAACTTAACAATGTCAGGAGCAATATCAATTAACTCTTTTGCAAACGGAATAGGTGTAGCGCTTAATTGGCCTCTTGACTTTTTTAATTTTTCACGGATATTATTTACAATCTCTTTACGCTCTTTTATAAACTGTTCAGATGATTTTTTTTGATTAGGCTCTTTGCTTTTAGACGCTTCTTTTTTAACTGTTTCTTCTGCGGCTTTCGTATTCTGTTCATTCTTTAATCTTTCCATTTCAACCTGCAAAGATTCATGCGCTTCTTTGAGGTCTGCATATTTTTTTTGTTCTTCTTTTATCTGTTCAAAATTCAGTTTATCAATGCCTACGGCACGTTGTTTATCTAAAACAAATTGACCAAAACTATCTTCACTGATTCTACCTTGTTTTCTGCTTACTAAGCTACGTGCAACTTCGCTACCAGCTTTATCACTTAAATGTACCGCACGGTTAAAACGAGCTAAATTATCCTCAGTAGGGTTATTTGATAATTCTTTGTCTAAGGCAGACACATACCTATCTAATATTCTTTGTTCAATCTTATCCGGTAATCCTCCTTTTTCTATTTTAGAAAGCAACTTGTCAATAGGATAGCCCTTTTTAATTCTTTTATATGCTTCAATATCCCATTCATCACTTTTTTCAGGTGTGCGTTCATATTCTGGTAAGCCATGTTTTAAACGTAACTCTGATGTATCAGCATGACGAATACCTCCACTTCTGCCCTCATCACTAAAAGGCAACTCATCTGCGGGAACAGATGGTGGCGGTTCAGTAGGTGTAGTTGTTTCTTTTATAGGTTCAGTAGAAATCTCAATTGTTTGCGGACGCTTAATTTCATCCGGCATTATTACTGCTGCTTTTGTTGTTTTTTCTGTTGATTGGTCAACTTGATTAGTTGTTTCAGTTGAAGTGCTTTCTTCTTCTGCGGACTTAATATTTTCATTTCTTTTTGTTTCATTTTGTATCTCTGATAGTCTGTCATTGATTGCTTTTAATTCCCCTTTTGCTTTTATTCTATCTTTGTCGGATAAAACATTTTCACCTTTGTCATTTTTTTCTTCAAGTTGTTTTTCAAGTTGCTCTTTCTTTGTCTGTAATTGCTTTTCTGTCTTATCTTCGTAGATAATATTATTTGCTGCGTCAGCCTGCGCTATTGCTTGTTCTACTTTTTCTTTTTGCTGCTCCGGTATATTTTTACTTAATTCAATAGCTTTTTGCTTTTGAAGATTATTATATAGCCATGATACTTGCTGTTCGGGCGTAAGAGGATTTTCTCTTGCATTTAATTCAGGAACTAACTGTCTTAATCCTGCGACCTGTTCTACTATGGATATTTTTTTGTTGGCTTCTTCTTGTGTAATATTCCCTTTTTTTACTTCATCATTTATTTTTTCTATTGTTAGTTGTGGGTTATCCCCTAGTTGATAAATGCGATATTTTTGAGGAAGTGATACATCTTTAAAGTTAGAAATAGCATTAATCCCAAACAATGCCAATGAGTTTATTGTTACGTCTTTAACTGATTCTACTGCATTATCTAAAATTTCTTTCCCGCTTAATGGTTTATTAAAAGCAAACTTATCAGCTAGATCGCTTGCTATAGAAGTGCCGGCTCCATAGATAGCAGCCATTTTTGATGCTTCTTTAGTTACTGAAGTAACTGAGTTCTTTATTTTGGTAGCCCATGATTTATTCCCATCAATAACACTTTGCCATGTTTTTTCATCTACCCCTGCAAGTATCTTACCGGCCGTTGTGTTTATACCTAATGCTCTTTTAGCAATATTTAAATCAGGGTTTATCAAAGCAGCAGAAGCTAAAATAGCTGCATGGACATTCGCATAAGCCATTGGATTAGCTTCGCCATTCTCCACTGCTTTTTTATAAAAATCATCCTGCATTGAAAGAAACATAGGTACTGAATTACTAAGTGCAGATTGTATTTTTGTTGCCTTTCCAAATAAACCCATTTCTCCACCCATCGCAAGCCCAATAATATCTCCTAAAGTAGCTGCATTATTAAATAAAGTAGCTTTACTTAAAAGGTTAGCTCTTTGCCCGGCATCTTTATTTTCTACTAACTGTATTTTATCTTTGTTGTCTTTTATCAGTTGTGCTGTCTGTTTATATTTTTCTTCGTCTGATAAGTTTCTGTTTTGAATAGCAGCAGCCTTATCTTGCAACTCTTGTGAAAATTGCCAAATTTCATTTGATTTTACTGATTTTAATTCTTCCGGCACGTAGTCATACGGATTGGTAGCATCTCCTTTTTTTGAAACCTTGATAAAATTAATATCGGCATCTGATCCGAATATGTTTGTGACTATATTATTTAATGATTCAATAGGATTACCTATAAAAGAATTAGCAGCATGTGTCACTAAATTACCAAATCCACTTTTACCATAGGCAGGATTATATCCCATCATTTCTTTCATTTGTTCATCCGCTTCTACAGCTTCCAGTAATGGGAACTTTTTTACTCTTATATTTACATCGGTAAGTTGTGAACTTATATCATCGAATTGTGATTTTAATAACTGAAGCTGTTCAGGAGTAGCGTTATTAGCTTGCTGATTAATATCAGCTAACCTTTCGTTCATAAATGACTGAAGATTATTAACCCCTATATTTTGAAGTTGCTGATGCATTTCTTCAATACCTTTCCGATAATTGAAATCGCTAAACTTTACATTCCGGTCATTTACAATAGCGTCTTCATATTGTTTTGCAAGTTCTGGTTTTAATAATTGTAAGGTTCTTAATCCTGCATATTCGTACTCATTTAAATCATTTTTATATGGATTTACTTCAGGGTTGAAATAGTCATTTAGAAGTTTTTTGTTAGATGTATTAATTAAGGGAGCCTTATTAGCTGCAAGCAAATTAAGCTTATCATCAAGCTCTTTGCCTGAATAATATTGCTTTAATAAATCCTGCTGTTGTTTTGTCTTACCTATTAGGTCGTCAATATCATCTGCATTATCGGTCTGAAGTTCATTAAACTGGTTAGCTACATGAACCCCCACATCTTTAGCAAGACCATATTGAATATTTGATATAGCAGATAGCCGTTGATATTGAGAAGGATTTACTTGTTTTAATTCAGTGTATTCCTTTAACTTATCCGCATTATCAACCAGCGGATTTTGAGACATTACGGATTTTATCTCTTCCGGTTTTTGTCCCCATAAATCAGCAAGTGATTTTACTTTTGAATTTAATTCATTATTTACCATCCCTGCCGCCTGATTATCTTTGTCCTGTTGTTCTTTTGATACAAAAGAATAGCCTCCCGGAACTTGTGAAGATGAGACTTGATTTAATTTAGACGCAGCAGTCAATGTTGACTGTTGATCCTGAAGACTTCTTATTGATTTAATATCCTCATCCTGACTTATGTTTCCATGAGAAACTGTTTCTTTTGAAACATTTTTTATTTCTTCGCTGTCATATCCTAATGGTTTTGCATTTGGGAATTGTTTTAAAAAATCAGAGGTATCAGTAATAGGAATATCATAAGTATCCTTATCTATTTTATAAGACTGAACCTCTACTGCATCAGGAAAATCTTTTAAAAATGAGGCACTTTCGTTATCAGGGATAGTATAAACTCCGCTTTTTGTTTTATATGTCTTATCCTTTGGCATTAATGTCTTTTGAATTTATCCCATTTGTTTGTTGATGGAGTTTTAGACGTAGGTATTATCTGCGGAGCAATAGATGATTGCGTACCTCCTGCTTTTTCTTTATAGAAAGGAACTTTTTCTGCCTTAGTATCGCTTCCTGTTATTTGTTGATAAATACCTATTAGCTTTTCTTCCAAATAAGGGTCATCAATATTTATTCTTTGAAAAGTATTTGTATCGTCTCCTGCGTTTTGAGGATCATGTTTTATGGTATAGTTAATTTGTATCTGATCCTTATCCGAATCTCCTTGCCCTTTCGGTACTAAGAAAACATCATTATATTTATTATTAGTGTTCCCACTAAACAAATAAGAAGCAACTCTCTTTATATTCTCTTGATCTGTATATCCTTTCCCGCGGTCTTGATTAGCAGCTATTTTCATATCCGTTGCCCATTGCGCTCCCTGATTAACTTTTTGGCTGCCCCCACTACTTGGAGGATAGCCTAATTGTATTCTTGTTAATACAGGGGCATTCTGTTGCTTATCTAAAGTCTTAAAATCTTTTGGAATTATATTACCATTTTCTAAAAGGTTATATGCAAAATTTCTTTGAAGGTAGTCTTCCGTTATAGGGTCGATTGGCCTTCCTGTTTGTTGTTGGTATTTACCCTCTATGTTGCCTTTCGCATCCTGCCATAATCTGTAAAAAGAAGCTTTTGCATCTGGCTTAGATAAAATAAGATTCATTTGGTCTACAGGCAATAGCTTCATTTGAATAGGTTGCCCATTAGCATCCTGCCCAATTGTTTTAGCTTCATTTACCACTTCTACGCCTGTAGGCTTACCACTTTCATCAACTGTTTTATCAATAAATGGATTCGTACTGTATGAATATTTTAATTCATGCCTTACTCCTTTTTTATCAGTATAGCTATCTTCCTGAAAATCAGATTTCCCTTTTGTAGCAATCTCCTGAATGTGTTTTGCAAATGGACTAACATCATCTGTTAAAGAGCCTAAAACATTTGGATCATTTAACATTTGCGAGTAATCAGTTGGATTTATCGGCTGCGTAGGTGTGATTACTCCATTTTTATCCTCTGTTAAATAATCTGAAGCGAACTTATTCATTAACAAACCAGTAGCTTTAGAAATGTTTACATTCGGGTATGTTTTATTTAAATCTTGTATTGTAATGCCTAATTGCCCGTAAGCAGTCTTAGCAGACTGATCCCATTGAGCTAACTTACTAAGTTTTTGGTTTAATAAATACTGAACTTCTGCGGGTGGTCTATTTACATAATTAGCCAAAGCGTCATCCTTAATATCCTTTAACTGCTTTAGGGTGTAATTATCAAGTTGCTGCTGGCCTATCTTATATTGGTCAAAGGCAGTAGCTTTGTCAATCTGGTTGAGATTGGTTATTTGATTTTGTTCTGCTTCTTTTTGAAGCCTTAACCCTCTTTCATAATCTCTTTCTTCCCTGCGTTCCTTTAATTGAGTAGCCTGGGCTAACGCTTGCCCCGGTGAGGCAAAAAAATTTGGGAGTACTATACCTTGCAAGCCTGAATCTGCCATTGTTACCTGTTTTTATCGTAATATGAACCAGCCTGAATTAAACCACCACCAATATCCCCTATAGCACCAAATAAGTTTTGATACCCGGCATTTTTTAACTGGTTTTTTTGATTGGTATCAATCATGTATTTATTTAGCCTGTCCTGATAAACTTTGTAACTTTCATTATTCATTACATTATAGGCGGCATTTAAATTATTTAAAAGGCTGTATTGGTTTTGTTTTTCAGTAATCGCAAGGTTATTCAACTCTTTATTTGTTTGTTCCTCTCCCAATGCAGATAAGGCAATAGCCTGCGAGCCACTTGTAGCATTTCTTCCGACATTATAATTAAAGTTGGCATTGTTTGCCATTATGTTTTTCTCCAAATCAGCCGCACCGAACATTCGACCATTGTATAGCTGCTGCGCCATACCTAATTGCATCTTAGCATAAGGACTTGTTTGATAATAATCATAAATGGGGTTTATTTTATTGGCTTCGGATATTTGGTTCGCGCCAAAAATACCTTTGCCTATAGCACCTACTGCGCCTATAGCTGCACCAACTCCTACTGGCATAAATTTTTATTTGAGAGTACTACAATATTATTACTGATACCAGCTATCTCAAATCCCAATTTTTGAAGGCATTTGATAGCTCTTTTATTATTATCCTGTAATGTGCAATAAAATTCAGTGAAAAAAAACTGTCTTATTTTATCCGCCCATTCATATAATACATTTTTATTTCTGAACTTTTTTGCAATAGCAAACGAAAATATAAGATGATCTGCGATAATTAAATATCCTGCGTCTTCTCCAAAAACTTTCATTTTTAAACACACAGTTGGCTGTACTGTCTGCTCACATTCATCAAGCCTTTTATAAAAATCAAGTATTAATTGTTCTTTACTATTTACTTCAAAATGATAATTTTTTAAAACATAGTCATCATTCTCCATACAAAGTTCAAGTAGCCTCCAAAGTTCTTTTTTATGTATAACTTCAAAATTTATCATACTGATTGTAATAACTGTAACTGCCCTCTTGATATTTCAAATCCTGTGTTTATAAAATTAATAATTAATTCTGTATTATATTCCTGAAATTCTACCATGATCATTGCGATAGATGATGTTACTATATCCCCTTCCATCATTTTTTGCTCAACAGAACCGCTAATATTTGGGGAAAGCCTGTCCTTAAAAAAAGAAGCATACATAACCCCCTCTAAATTACCCCATTTTGGTGTACCATCAGAATTTACATCATTAAAAGCTAGGTCAGTTATTTGCTCATAAGGGTATTTGGAATACAAAACCGTGTATTTCGGTATAACCCCGTTCCCTTCTATACTTATATCTAACATGTCTTTTATTGCTGATGGATTATTTGCATTTACAAAAAAGCAAAATCTTTGTGGGTATTGCACCCCATAAATCGTGTTGTATGAGGTTGTACTCTCATTGTGCAGGTATAAGACTCCATTTTTAAATGCATAAAATTTACTTCCTAAATATTCCATTCCTTCGGGCATCCATTGGACTGCTTCTTTCCATGTGTTTTCAATCGTTTTATAAACCATTGTCTTAGCCAGTCCATCATAAATATCAAACCTATTTTGTATGGATGAAGCATAAGATGGGACTATATTATTATAAGAAGGGAGATTTTGTGCTGCATTTTCGACTTGGGGTAGTGATATTAATAACTCATCGGTAGAGGCATCTATACCTGTATGAATGGGGTTATCAAGTCTTTGGAATCCACCATTTATATACCTTTTACAATACCTGTCAAAAAATCGCTGCATTTTAAAGTCACTTATGGGATCTACGCCATTTACTGAATATTGACATACTATTCCATTGGGTGTGCTTACCCACCAAACCAGCCCATTGTATTCTATAACGCTCTCAGGATTAAGGGTGCCATATCCATTTCTTAATGGATTAATCGTACCTACAAAGTCATCTGTTTGCACAATAGCATCATTTTGTGCCGCAGCTAAAAGTTGTACTTCTTGCAAGTAAGCAGATAATGGTGCTTGTTCTGCCAAAATAAGCATCACATTACCGTCTTCCTGCTGCTTATTGGTTAATTGTAATTTTTGAATAGAGCCTGATGAATTACCAATGTCTTTCTCATTTAAAGCCTGAAATTTATTAAGTCCATTTGTTTTTGATCCATTAATAAATGTATCACTCCATTTAAAATTAGTATCTAATAATTGTTGGCCTATATTGTCAATAACATTAGGCCACCCCAAATCTCTTTCCCAATCTTTCCATACCGCATCATTAGGGGACATGACTTCAACTACATAGCTACCTGTTCCTAATGGTCTTGTCAAAGTATAAGCATCTCCTTTGATAAACCCGGTTAAGGTGGAATATACTCTTGTATTTAGTGTTGGATTAGTAATGTTATAAACAGGTGAGGCCTCATAATATTTTTCTGATTCTGAAGATTGATAAGGTGTGTATATTTCAAACTTTCTATAAGCTCCGGCACGGCCAAAATATAAAGTGCCAGATATTACTTCCATATTCATTCCTGCGCTACCAAATTGAATTATAAATAACTTCGTATATGGATTAGGGATAGCCACAACAGCGTTTATTGTAAAGGTGTAAGTCGTTCCTGCGACTGCTCCATCTTTTCTTGCCAGTTCTACCCTTTGATAGCCTGAAGGGTTTGCCGGATCAGTGACAAATGTTTCAAGTATTAATTGACCATTTGTATTTGTTTTAATAACATATTCACCTGTTATATTAAAAGTTCTTGTAACTCCATCTGTAGTGTTGATAGCCCAATTTGAATTAGGTGGTAAACTTAAAGCAGGTGGTGCTGCTTGCGAAGCAACAGATTTAGCAGACATGCCGGGTTCTGAATATGGGTTGGCTAAATCAATGCCTATAAAATCAAAATTGCCTATGGCTCCGGGTACTACATCAAATTTCAACCCACTAACCAATATACCTAAGTCAACAGGTTGAGCTAAAACAAAATTCCCCTCCTGTCCCAATATTCTTAAAGAGTGGAAGCCACCTGCCTGATCATACACATCAATATAATCGCCATCACTAAAAGTGTAACCTAACCCATAAGTTACAATATCACTTATGTTTATTCCTATGGCATAAACACTTGTTGAAAATTGGTTTATACTGTAGTCAAAAGTCCCGTCATCGTTCTTTTTAACATAGACTACATTTTGAGTTAATCCCTGAATGAAAAATGATTTTGCCAGATTTTTAGTCCATAATATTTGATAATAATATGCCCAATCAGGAATCTCATTCAAAGCTCCTGTATTGCTGAGTGTCCATGTAAACCCTTTTGGTAATGATGTGCCTGCATAGTCTCTATCGTTCGTATAAATGAATAATCCATTTCTTACTACTCCGCATTTTCTTCTGAAACGATCATAAAATGCAATAGATACTCCCCAAAAGCTTCCTGTTTTTAACACATAATCGAAGGGGGCATCCATATTAACAGTAGCAGTCAAACTGCTTACAGAGGGAGTATTATAGCCACTTAAATAGTTGCCAAGTATCAGTCTGTTCTTTGCTATTTCTAAAGTAAGCGCCTTTAGAGGAACATTATCAAAAGGAGTATTGGCAGTTATATCATCTACTGGTATAACACTTTGATTATCATAAAAATGATATTCCAATTGTGTTACTCCGCTATTGTGAGCTATTATTTGGTTTAATTCAATAGGGTTATCCTTACTCCAACTTTTAATTATAACTGTTTTTCCTGTGTTGCCGTATCTAACTACTAAATCAACACTTAATACATAATCATCTACATGTTCCGCAAATGGTATTTTTATTCGTACATAATTTACATCTTCATTATTTATGTTGATTGGCACAAATGTCCATGCGCTTATTACTGACTTTTGATAATTTTTGTACTGATACATATAGCCTACCTGATAGGCATTCTTCCAAACAAAATTTGGGGTAAAAGAAACATCACCTATTTTAGTTGCATCTACATTGTAAATCGGAGGTCTTTTTATTAAAGTAGTTGTAGTGTACGGTATGGGCGTTGCATAGGGCTGCACATTTGTTACATATCCCGGCTGGTTTAGCTTTATTCCTGCTTCAATACTGATACAGTATGGTTCCCCAAAATAATCAGTGAAGAATAGTAAGTCACCCTGTATTCTTAGATTTTTATCCGGCCTGAATCTATTTGATAATGCGAGTCCTAATTGCATTTGACTTGACTGAAGAACAATATAAGTCGTATTTGCAACCAAGTCATAAGTGTATATAGTATGGTTACCCGCATTGTCGTAAACTATCCATAATACCCTTTGCCTTGAATAATCTATACAACTGCCTATTCTCAATTTATTTGCACCGGGGTTAAATAAAGAAGTAGTTGAAGGTATATTCCGGATTGCCAGTGATTTTCCGTCCTGACTTACACCAATACGGATATTTTCAGCATTAAGGTATTCTCCCTGCTTAAGCATGTGAGTGTCATCATCTGCATTTAACCTTATGAATTGACCTATCTTGCTGGTAATCATAATTCCATCATTTATTATACCCGTTTTGGATTGACCTTTTGATCCCCGGAATAGTTACATCACTTTTTCTACCTCTTAATATTTTTCTTTCGTGTAAATACCATTGTTTTTCCGCTTCTGCATTTGCGTAATTCCTGTTAGTATCTTTGCATTGCCATTCAATATATGCCTCTATGGTGGCTATTGCATAAGGATGTATTTTAGTTGCAGAGTCACAACAACTTCCATCCCCAATAAAATCAAGAGATATTTGTTTTGAAATAAAAGATTCGTTTAGCTGTATGATACACCTTTCCCAAATTACTTTGTATGTATCATTACCAATTGATCTGAACCCATACAACCTGCCTAAATTTTCGCCGAAATTATCATAAGTGGGAAATTCATAATTCCATCCACCGTATGTTTCCCATGTGTTAAGGTTTTCTATACCAAGAAGGGCATTTTGCCTAGGGTCGGGATTATTATTTTGTTGGTAATAGGGAACTATTTCTCCTTTGGAATTTATATTAGGTAAGTTGGTAATTCGGTCATCCTGTACCAAAGGTCTTATGTACTGACCAACAGGCATACCTATTTTAACTAGGTCTGCGAATCCTTGGGGGAAAGGGATAGCCCCATAGCTATTAACGGTAACCAAAACACTTTCAATAACATGCAAATCATCAAACATTAGTTCCCGCAGGCAATTTCTTGCAAAAACAAGAAAAGACAAATACCAGTGAATAGGATAACCCTTTTTCAAAAGAACCCCTTTTACTATAGTATCTAAACTAATCATGGTTTAACTGGTTGATTTGATTGATAGTTATCTGAAACTCTTTCTTCTGGTTGCACTGGTAAAAACGATTTAAACACATCATCAATAACAGCATATTCCATATCCGCAGGAATAGGAAGCATTGTATAGTCATCAACACTATGCAGATCTGCTACTATTTCTCTTATCGTAACTGAATCCAAGTCATTGGAAAGGTCTTTGAAAAACCTAATTCTATTGCCAAAACATTCATACCCTACCTGACCCAAAAGGTCTGATATTAATGGTTGCCCTTGTAATAAGTTGTATTGACCTAATGCAAGAGGAATAAATTCAAGCTGTTTGCATCTATCATTGTCCTTATATTCGGGAATTATTTGATACACGCCCATATTTCTAGGTAAAGAAACCGGCATCACAGGTAATACACATTCGGATTTTTTGTTAACTGTAGATAGTTTAACTCCTTCATAAGTGAATATTGTTAGGTTATTAGGTATTGTCTCCCCACTTGGGAAAGTTACATTAAACTGCTCTGACTTATAAGATATATTCAATCTTTGATTTATAGCAAAGCGAATATCTTCTATTCTTATTGAATTAGATATAGCAGGATAACCACCTGACAATTTTAATTTCACCTGTTCAGCAATAGTATATCTTGTAGCCATTTATGCAGCTTCTTTGTCTTTTAATTCAGCGTATTGAACTATTTTATCATCACTCAAAAATACACCGCTGTATGAAAGTATTTTTGCTATTACTTTTGAAATGTATGAGTCTTTAAACTCAATATCCTGACTATTAGCGGAATCGTATGTTATTACCCTGCCGCTTAATGTATAAGCATATTTTGGTGTCTTTGGCTGTCGTAAATACCTTATTTCGCCAGCCATAGGTACATTTGGGAAAAGCTCTATTTTATTAGAACCATCAATTCCTATAGGATTAGTAGGATTTACAGGCCGAATTTGACTGTTTAGCGCATCATTTAATTCTGATTCATTATACATGTAAATATTTCTTTTTATTTGACCTCTTTTATTATCAAATAAAAAAACAGTGGAAAGAAGACCGTGTGCATAATCAGAAGGGGTTTGGATTATCCCATCCCCACTTGTACTGTTGGAAAAGGTAAATTTTGACTTAAAAATAGATATAGCGTCATGAATATTCTGATTAGCACCATACAATTCAAAGTAATATTCAAAAACTTCAAGGACGGCCCTTTGAGCCGCCCTATTGAAGTCGTCTATCGAAAGAAAGCCATTTCTAACTTTTCTCAGAATGAAAACAACCGTATTGTATGTGTCATCTATGCGCATTACTTTTTCTTGGTTGCTTTTTCTTCTTTTTCTGGTTCATCAGTTACAGTAATATCATACGCTTTATCTCCCTTGTAAATATCCCAATCTTCGGCATGTTTGGTGCCATCCCACGGAGATACTTGATTTAGCTGGTAATGAAAACCTTTGGGAGCCTCTACATGAGTCATAGACACGCTTTCCAAAGTCACTACCTGATCTATACCGCCATGATGAACTACTACCTGTTTACCGAGATACTTAGCCGCTTCTTCATGGTCTTTAAATGGTTTTGCTTTTTTTATTTCCTTACCATCCGTTCTTTTATGCCGGTATTGATCATCATTACCATCTGTAACGGCATCCCTTTTGATTGCTTCTGAATTTGGATTTAGGTTTGGCTGATTGTAATCTGTTGTTCGATTATCGGTCAAAATGTTCGCAGGTTCTTTGTATTCAGGCTGCGCTTGTTTCTCATCGGTTAAAACTGACTGTTCTACAGTAGTTTCTTTTTCTTTTTTTGTTGACATGACTTTAAACTTTTTTAATTAAAAATTATTTGAGCCAAATTCCATTGACCCTGTTTTTTTTAATCAATATCCGTTCCACACCAAATATATTATACTTTTCACAATATTTGGGTTCAAAACTTATAATATCTCCTTTTTTTAGTCCTAAATCTTCCCCGCCACTTAAAACGGTTGCCCTATCAAATAATGTACCTTGTAATGACATATCAGGTAATGAAACGCCATTTATGATGTTATAGCTTTGGGTTAAATCTATTACTATTTTTTGACAAATGATACGGTCGCTGACTGTTTTTATTTGTCCGTCTTCTTTTTTAGCAAAAATGTCTGTTATTTTAGCCTTCCAGAACGTTTGACTGCCTATCTCTATCAGATTTTTATACCGGAAAGATTGAGCATCACCAAATTTAAACTGGGAGAACCAACTACTTACTTTTTCTTCTGTGTCCTGAATGCCGTCAATTCTTTCACCATTTTTAGTTGTTAATAACCCAATCCAAGTAAGACCACCTGATGTTTTTGGGAGAGCTTGTTTTCTTAATACCAATCCTTTTGCATTGGTAAATTCCTGATAATAATCATTACCCTCTGTTACTGGATGAAAATTATCTGCAATGTTTGGGTATTCTTTTGCGGAGCAAACATGATAAGAAAAAGCGACTTCATCACCCACTTCTATATCGTTGTACCATTCAGGTTTATATTTTACAACTGCGTTGGTAGTCACATGAAATTCAGGATTCCAAGTTGGATCTATATAAAGAAAGTCGCCATTGCTCATGATAACTTTATCTTGCAATGGCGCATCCATTTGTAGTATTACTTTGTCTATTGGTTTCAAATGATTATATTTTATATTAACGTTCACTAATACACATAAATGACTCATGTATATTATCCAAGTTTATTCCACCAGAAAACCTTAAATGGTCTTTATATTTTTGAGAATAATCAATACAAAATTGATAAAAATCGTCATGGAAAGTATCAATTATTATACAGGTTTTATCTCCCTGCGTAGAATCGACAATTTTATCAAAGTGGAACTCAATGTTTATTGATTTTAACTCATCACAAAATTGTTGTAAGTGTTTGTTTAACATAAAACTATATTATCATAATAATATTGGGCTGCGTTATAAGTAAATATTCTTTTTTATTTATTTCAATAATAGGATAAACTGTACGGTCAAAAAGGATCTCATCTTCTTCTGATATTATTTCACTACATTTATCTCCCTTCTTGAAAACTTTTCCTTTTAATGGCCTTGATGAGATTGTTTGTTCAGCAAGAACAATCCCCCCTTCTGATTTCTCTTCGTCATCATACTTTTCTACTAATAACCTTTCTCCTAATGGTTGGTATTTGTTTGTACTCACATTTATATTTTTTAGTTTTAAAATTAAGACTCTTCTGTAGGCGGAGGCGGATTGAATTTGAATTTTATTGCGGTCACAGGAATGATATAGCTTTCAACCAAGTTGCCAGTAGATACTCCGGTTCCATCTGTATCATCAGATATAAAATAAACACTGGTTGCATCGTAAGCAACAATATCATCTACTGCATAGGTAACTCCTGAAGATGCTATTTTATTGACTTTACCCCACGTTAGAAATAAGGATTGAATGCTTTTTTTAATACTAAAAGTCATTACTGATTTATCATAGTCATCAGTGACAGCAGTTACACTTAAAAGTCCGGTTGATAATTCACAATTTTCAAGATACATTCTTAGTTTTTATTTTATAAGTGCGGAGATAAAAAACAAAAGATAGCTCTTTATATTTTTCTGTTTCTGATAATTGAAAAGGGACATTGGATCGCTGTATGCCAGACAAAATAGTATTGAAAGGTTTACTTGGAATTATGAACCATACACTATTGCTATATCCTATGTAGTCAAGTTCCTCATTAAATTTAGTTATTTCTCCTTTTTCAAGAAAGAAAAGCATGTGCTTTGGTATAATCTTTAAATACTCCAAATTTTTATTTCGTCAGTTTGTGTTTTTTGATTCCTTCTTCAAAATTTTTATTTGCTTTAAAAAGAGAATCGTAATCAAGAGTTTTAAGCATGTTATTTATTGTTTCTTCTGAAAGTTGTAATATTCTTCCATTTTCTATTATCTGTTCTATTAAGATGTTGTATTTATAATTAAAGTTATCATTTTTTTCTGCAAGTTCTACTACTTCCTTTTTTAGACCATGATATTTTATATGAAGCCAAAAACCATAAGCCCATCCTGATACAGCAGAAAAAAGACAAATAATAATAACAAGTATATCTGTTTTAGAAGTCATTTTAATTGTTTAAGTAGTTCATTTACTTTTTGATGGTAGTTAAGTATCATTTGTTTTAGTTCTTCATGGGTTGGTTTGTAAACAATTCTGCTTTCTTCTAGAAGGTATTCAGTTATACCGGGGTTTTCTTGTTCTAATTTAGCAGCGTAAACAGGTATGTTACCATGTTTACCGCAATTTTCGTATTCGGTTTGTGGACGGCAGTTTCGTTCATCCCAGCGGGTAAAAAAATTACTCCTTGAAATGAAATGGCCGCACTGCATTTCTGTCCAATGTTTTTTAACTCTTGATGTATAACATTCTACCATTCCTTTTTCATCAGCATATTTTAAACGAATGTATTTTGAAAATATTGCGTCAAGTCTGTGAACTAATTCAGATAACGTTTCATCTTGCTCAACTTCTTTTTCTTCTTTGGCTAAAACACTCTGAATAGTGGCGCATTGCTGACAACGACCTTTAGAGAAAATCCGAGAAGGTTTCCCACACGATATACATGGTTTAATTTTTAATTTAATAGTGGAGTTATATGCATACATTATTCTTGGCGATTTGGGTTATATGAGATTAGGTTACCATCTTTTATTTCATCCTTAATAAAATTTAAGCGTTCATTCTTTTCATCCCGCCAAAATATATGAGGATTGAAATAATAATGCCCCTTGCCTACCTGAGTTATAGCTTTCGCATTTTTAAGTTCTGAAATGCAATTAAGGAATGTGCGGTAAGTTACTTCCATATTTGCATCCTTTCTGCCTAAGAATGAATTAAATGATTCAAAAAGGTGCTTAGAACTTACAAATCCGTTTTGCTTATTTATACTGTTCTTTAGGAGCCAGAATAAAAGTTTATAAGTAGTAACGGAATTTATACTGTCTGAAATTTCATTTATACAATCGTATATCTGCGTAAAATCAGTATCAACTTCAATCCAACCTTGACGATTTTTAATTGTAGTTTCCTCAAATTGAAAGTATATCCTTCTCGGCATATCATGTATTTGCATAACAAATATACTTTAAAATGAATTTAATTTCATTAAATATTTTCAGTTAAAGTGAAATAAAACATACGTATTAGTGAACTGTTATTTCACCAAAATATTTTAAAAGCCTTATTGTGATTGTATTTTTCATGATTATTGCTATTTATATTATGAAACAACGATTATTTCGCTTATATAAAGTTGAATAATATTCCGAACGTACAAGTGAGTGACACAACAGGAGCTAAATAGTAGCACTGTTTTTGATAACCAAATAAATTTCCTCTTTATTTCGGTCTGATGTTACAACTACCGGATAATCTTTAAGTATCTCTCTTACTTTATGTTCGTATTCATCAATTAAAATACCGGCGCAAAAGAAAGAAAGGCCTGTTATTGTTTCTTTTGTTTTTATTAACCATAAGTCTTTGCGATCATAATAACTACGATGTGGCTTAAATTGTTTATGAACTTCTTTTACAGCATATATCTCATGCTCTTTAAGAATGTTTATTATTTCATCGTAAGTTGTCATGAAGCTTTAACTATAAGATATAAAAGAAATAAAGCATCAATAAATGTTATTGCTGCCATAAAATAAAAAAAATAGCTTGAAACAAAATGAGAAATAAAAAGTACTATACTGCTTAATGGAAGTAAGTACGCGGTCATTTTAATTGTTCTGTCAAAACTCATAATTTATTAAACGTATTACAGATTAAAGAATTTCAATTTCAAAATCGTCATAATCACGCCCCACAATAACACCAGAGTATAATTCATGGTCTTTTTTTTGCCCATTATACCCAACGTAACCAATTCCTTCAATCAAACCATAATGCCCTTCCTTTACTACATGGTATGCTATCTGTTTTAGCATATCGTATTGGTCGGCTTCAGGATAGATAGCTTTTTTATATGCTTCTAAAGATTCTTTAAACTCTTTTGAGTCTGAATCGTAATCAAGTGTCACAGTTGTAGTTAATTCTAATGTTATTTGTTGTTGCATAATTTAAAAAACGTATTACAGTGAATGTATATTGTGTCGAATGATCAATATTTTTTACCAGCAAGAATAAACAGATGCTTCAAGGTCAAATTCATTTTTAACAGCATGGTAAATGGCATCGCATAAATTGTAACATTCTGGCGCTGCTTCTTCAATTAATATAAATACCTCATTCTCATCTTCAAACTTTTTTACTTCGATGCATCTTATACTTCCCCAATTTACCGGGTCATTGGCTACTCCTGCTTCAACTCTTAATTCGGGATGTTCTACCAAATTATCTAAATATTTATTTACGTATTCTTTTATTTGCTCTTTTAAATTCATATTAAGCTATATTGTGTTTATTTAAAATATTTTTCAAATTCAGGATGAAGAAAACCTATACCTTGCTTACCTAATGACTTCCCATTAAAAAAATATCTAATCGGATGTATTCTAATGACATTATCAAAAAGAAGACACCATTGTTTTTTGATGACATTTTTCCCGCTAACTTCAAATTCTCTTTCCCCCGCATACTTAACAAAGCATTTTTGTTCATCTACTTCAGACATGGGATAAAATTTAATTAAATCTCCATATCCTAATAAGGTTTCGTCCATGTTTTTAGTTACATCATTTTTTAGGATCGACTTTATATTACTTGCTATTTCATTACCGCACCATTCAATAAGTGTTTTATTATCACACCATTTTCTTGTGGTATAAAAAGCATATCTCCCTAATGGGAAAGGGGGCTTTCTTCCTTTCATAACCCATCTCGTTTCTATTTTCCCATGAAACATTAATGACCCAAATGGTTGATAAAATCCAAGAGTTCTTATTGCATCTTTCATGTTTGTTGTTTCTGTATTACCAAAAAGGTCTGTCATATTTTTATTAAACGTTATTAATGGGTAGTTTATTGTGTTTATTTAATGTTTCCAGCAGGGATAAAAGAAAGAATAAATGGCCTTTCAATATATTTATCTAATGGAATTTTATAATCATCAAATTCAAAACAAGTTACGGTTCCCCATTCGGTAGTTTCTACTTCAAAATGTTGTGAAACGTCAAGTGCTTTCATGAATTTAATCCAATGTTCTCTTTCATGTGAAAATGGCGGGTGATTCATTCTTTCACATCTTTCAATATAATCCTTTACCTCTTGAGAAAGTTGTTGTTTTTGTTGGTCTGTTAATCGTGAATAGTAATTGATAATTATATCATCTGGTAAGGTAGCGCAAGCGATTGATTGACGGCCTAAAGCATATCTTAAAGCCATCCATAAAAGATTCCATTCAAAATCGGAAAGTGGTTGTATCATATTATTTCACTTAATACTTTTTCATTAACAAGTTCTGTTTCATCTAAGTCTGATAAAGGAATAAAGTGTTTTATTTTGTATCTACAATACAAAGGGCGCTCTTCTAAGATGTATGCTTTATCGGTAAGATTGAAAGCAGAATATACCTCATCCAATACCGTATAAGTTTCTCCAAAATAAACACCTAATTCTGGTAGTATTTTAGTTACACTGCCATTAAACCCATGATTTGCAGTCTGAATGCAAAGGACTTTCATAAAAAATGTTTTTATTAAGCAATTTCTTTGCCGGTTATAGTTTCATATATACTGCAAAACATTCTTATTACGACCATTAAAGGCCAAAATACACCCCATAACACATTACTACAAGAGTACCAAATATCATCGCTATCCCAAAAGTAAAAAGCTATGAAAACCAATGTAATTGTTATTCCTATATAAATACCCAAGTAGATCATTGTTCATTATTTTTAATAAGGGAAAATATTACTTTAAGTTCACTAATTGAAAAGGAAACAAATAAAAAATCTTCATCTTCACTTTTATAAAAATCAATTGAATTATTAATTTTATTGATAACGCTATCTACTTCTTCTTTAGTGTATGGCATCATAAATATTTTTAAATTTCAGAATAGTCATATTCTTTCTTCTATGGTCATAAGGTGTTAATTCTACTCCTAATGGGGAAACATGAGTTACTTTATACTTAATGCCATTCAAGGTTATATCTTCCCCCAATAGTAATTTAAAAGCATAATCTTCTCTTGTATCTACTTTGCATTTCATAAAATTATTTTAGTGTATGGCATGAGATAAATCATTTACTAAATGATTCAAGTCCTATTGCACGTTTAAATACATCTGACTTTTCATTGCTTTTTAAAAAGTTTTCAAAAGCCTCTCCACTAGTATCGCCCCCGCCAAAAGGTATTTTATTGTTTTTACAAAAACATTCAAGAGAAGCACCAAAAGGAGCATTCTGGTATCTTTTCTGATTCTCTTCCGGCATTATGTATGCTAATACATATTTGTAAAAACCACCCATTCCTCTCTTTTTATGACCAGCGCCACCTTCAATATGCAAATAATGATAAAACCAAAAACCATTAACAGCACTTTTAGTCATTAAATAATTTGGAATATTCATAATTAATAAACGTTATGAGTTATTTTACTATTGTGTAAGGGTATAATTAGTTAGTTGAATCTTCTTTTTCTGGCAGGGAGGACTTTATATTTTTATCAAACCATGAAATAGGGTAACGATTACCAGAAAGTGCATTTTGCATCATTTCCATCTTAACATCAGTAAGAATTTTACCCAATGTGTTGTTAACTTCTTTAACTACTAATGGCTTTCTCTTGCCTGTTAAAAGACCATGCAAGTTTTCATTCAATGCTTTTCTCATATCAAATGAGTTAGTTACTTCTGTTATCATATTTTTTAAGTTGTCTTTTTATTATTAAAAATTTTCTGTGTATGTTTATAAGTTCCTTATTCACAATATCCTTTGAGATAACACCACGCTTTGTCATACAATAGGTTATATAATTATCGCTCATGCTTATTATTTCGCCCCGTAAATATTCATTAGTTCTAACTCGACTTACTTCAAAAGAAGTAGATGTTTTTCGTTTTTCATAGTCTTTTTTTGACACTTCTTTATTTAATCTCCTTTTCTTTGACCATTCTCTCATATAAGAACGTAATTTATCTCTGTTTTTTTCTCGCCATTTTTTCATGTATGGCGTTGCAGTCCTTTTTTGGTATTCTGATTTCTTTTCTTTATTTACGTATGGCATTAAAAAAATATTTTTTAAAGAAGTTAATTGTAATTAATGGGTTAGTTATTAATAGTCGCCTGATGCACCGGAGGAGCTTGTATCAAATGAACTACCTGAATCAAAACTTGTAGAATCACTTCCAAACTAAGAACTACTTGAATCAAAAAAATTACTGGAACTATCAAAGCTTGAAGATGTATCTAAAGAAGAATGATATGAAGAATTATCAAATGAAGAAGTGTCGTGGTGTGATGGATAAGAATAATCATTTGAAGATGATTCTAAATTTTGCTGCATCATTGTATTGTAAATATTACCGGGCATATAAAAATATTTTGGGTCTGTTATTATATTGTCCGGTTCACTACTTGGTGTATCATACATTTTACTACTATTTTCTCCAAAACGCAGGTCACGTTTATTATCATTCCTTGAAATATTTCTAATTTCAGTTGTCTTATTTTTTCTACCAAAAAGCCATTTAAATAATCCCATAAATAAAATTTTTAAATTAAAAAAGTGAAGAAAAAAATGATACAGCGAAGTAATAAAATAAAAATGATAAATAAAAATTTTTTTATTAAATTTGAGTAATTATTTTTGATTATAAATTTTTAGTAAATGGAACTTGTAAGAGACACAATTAAGGCCGAATTAAAGAATCAGGGACGGTCAAATCGCTACTTGATAAAAAAGTTAAAAGAGGACTACAATATTAAGCTAAATGACGCACAAATATCAAACAGATTAAATGGAAGTAGAGAATTTACAGTAGATGAAGTCGCTGCTTGCTGTGCAATTTTGAGTATTGAGCCAAACAAAATATTAAGTGTATGAACCAAATAACTACTGTAAATTTTATAGGATTAGATTGGTATAGAATACCTTTTCAATCCATAAACAAGATTAAATTTCCTATTACATACGCTGTTTACATGTTTGTTTTAGATTCAAATTGTAACCGTAACAATGAGATATTATATTGTGGGTCAACTAACTCAATTAGTGGAAGATTTAATTCCCATCATGTACTTGCGGACATAAAAAATAAAAACAGGTCGCAAGCGAATATATTTTTATATTTTAGAGATAATAAATTGGACTGGAAAATTGAAAGTAAGCTAATTCACAAATATCATCCTATTTATAATCGGCACAGTCATAGATATTCTCAGTTAAGAATTGATAATTTCTGGGATGAAGTATCTAAAACAACTATATTATACCACGATGTTTTAATTTAGGCACCAGCTTTAAACTGTAGTGCCTCTTTTTATTTATAGATGTAACATACTCAAATATGCCAGAGCGTATACCCCTGTCTAAAAAACTAAGATTTGATATATTTAAAAGGGATGCATTTACTTGCCAATACTGTGGGAATACCCCACCTCAAGTCATTCTTGAGATTGATCATATTATACCTGTTTCAAAAAAAGGAACTAATCAAATTGATAATTTAATCACTTCTTGTTTTGAATGCAACAGAGGTAAGAGCAATTTTGAATTATCAATTCTACCCAAAACAACTATTGAGAAAAAAGAATTATTAATTGAAAAAGAAACTCAATATAAGGAATATCAAAAATTACTTATAAAAGTAGATAAACGAATAAGACAAGACATTCAATTAATTGATGATACTTTTCAGAGACATTTCCCCGATAGAGAAACTACTAAATCTTTTAAACATTCATCTATAAGAAAATTTATAGAAAAATTAGGTTTTATTGAAGTTAATAATGCAATGGAAGCAGCTTGCTCCAAAATGATAGATTCTGGACAAGCATTGAAATATTTCTGTGGAATTTGTTGGACTATAATCAAAAGAAAAAATAATAATGAGTAAGAGATTCACAGATACAGATATTTGGGATCAGGATTGGTATGTAGAACTCCCAAACAAATATAAGTTACTTTGGAATTATATTAAAGATAAATGTGATGACTCAGGCGTTTGGCGACCCAATAAATCAATTATCCAAAAAATTATTGGTGAACCTCTTCAATTAAATGATTTTTTAGAATTTGTAAATGATGGAAAGACCCGAATAATGCCTTTGCCAAATGGTAGATGGTTTATAAGAGAGTTTTTTGTTTTCCAATATGGAGAAAATTTTAATCCGATGAGTATGATTCACAAAGGAATCCTGAAAAGATTATTGGCTAATAGTATAAACATCAAAGAAATTCCAAAAATAAATATCGGAATTTTAAAAGATGTTGATAATCAAACAATTGAGCAAATAGCCTATTTAAAGGATAATAAACCGCTATTGATAGGACTTGGATATTCTATTAATAGTCTGAAAGATAAGGATAAGGAAAAGGATCAGGATAAGGATAAGGATAAGGAAATATAATTAAGATCTTAAACTTTTAAAAGGTTAGAAATTTATTAGGTATTTACTATCGTAAATACCTGCAAGTTTTTTCAAATAAAAAATTTTATGGCAAAAACAAAAAAAGAACCTGAACCATTTTGGTCTGATTTTGTAGAAACTTTTTTTAATTTTTATCAAAAAAAATTTTTTGACGAAAAGCCAAGTTTTGATGGTTCTGCGCCGCGCGATCTTTTAGGAATTATAGTTGCCC